CATTATCGGCCGGATAGGTGACGATGGCAGACGCTTGGCGTAATCGTATTGTGGGACACGGCGAGGAATCCCCCACTCAGTTGGTGGCCAATCCGCGCAACTGGCGCAAGCATCCCCAGGCCCAGGCCGAGGCGCTAGGGGACTTGATCACTAGCGTGGGCTGGGTGCAGGATGTGATCGTCAATCGGCACACGGGGCGATTGCTGGACGGGCATTTGCGCGTGGCCTTGGCATTGAAGCGTGGCGAGTTAACTGTGCCAGTCAAGTACGTGGACCTTAGTGAGAGCGAAGAATCTCTGGTTTTGGCGACGTTCGATCCCCTTTCGGCAATGGCTGAGATGGACACCTCAGCGTTTGATGCACTTCTCCGCCAGGTATCTACAGATAGCCCCGCTGTTCAGAAGATGCTCGCCGGGTTGGCGCAGGAAGCTGAGCTATATGCGGGTGCAGGAAAACCATCTGCCGAAGACCCCGGGGCCAAGGTTGACCAGGCTGAGGAGCTCCGCGCCCAGTGGCAAACCGAACGTGGCCAGGTGTGGGAGATCCCCAGCCAGACGATGCTAGGCAAGGCGCATCGCCTGATGTGCGGCGACAGTACCTCGGCGGATGATGTACGGCGTCTCATGGCCGGCCAGCGCGCGGTGTTCTTTGCGACCGACCCGCCTTACTTGGTGGACTATGATGGCACGAACCACCCGCACAAGTGGAACGCGCCGGATGTGAACAAAGACTGGTCGGACGATTATCACGACTGGGATAACGCCGAGCAGGGCGAGGCGCTCTATGACGGTTTCATTGCCGTGGCGATCTCCGAGGCCATCACCGACCACGCGGCGTGGTACTGCTGGCATGCCTCGCGTAACCAGGCCATGTTGGAGCAGGTGTGGCAGCGACATGGGGCCTTCGTGCACCAGCAGATCGTGTGGGTCAAGGATCGGCCTGTGCTGACCAGGTCTTGGTACATGTGGCAACACGAGCCGTGCTTTTTCGGCTGGGTCAAAGGTCAGAAGCCCAAACGTGCGGCTGACGATTACCCACCCTCGGTGTGGACGCTGCCTACCATCGCACCAGGCACCAGTACTCCCCACCCGACTATGAAACCGGTCGAAGTGTTCGCGATCCCTATGCGCCAGCATACCGAACCGGGCGAATTGTGCTATGAGCCGTTCTCGGGAAGTGGGACGCAGATCGTAGCTGGAGAACAGACGGGGCGCGTGGTGTACGCGATGGAACTGCAGCCGCAATTCGTGGCTGTAGCTCTGCAGCGCTTGGCTGATATGGAGCTACAGCCACGTTTGGTCGTGGATTAGGCGATCTGGTAACCGGCGTTCGCTAGGCGGCTGGCTACGGCCGGCGTGACCACCCAGAGGCGGCCATTGTCGCCAAGCACAATCAGCATGCGCTTGGTGGCGCGCTCGGCGAAGGCGTAAGCCAGAGCCAGGTCGCCGAATTCATAGAAGCCGTAGGCGGTAGTGGCTGCGGGGAGCTTGGTGATCTGGGCGAGTGTCATGGTCGGTGTCCTTTCATTCTGGTTTTCTGAACTATTCATCACTCTGAATGGCTGAAAAGTCAATAGGCAAAACGGGTAAATGTGGCTGAGATTTGGGAGCGGCAACCGGGCGAACCCAACCTTTGGTGGCAACGCTTTCAGTGCTATCGTGACGCCGGGCCGTCACGGTCGTTGTTGGGGTGCTATGATGACGAAAGGGCACTCAAAGGCACTCAAAAGCACTTTTCCCAGCCTCCTGGTTCTTGGAAGCGTGCTTACCAGACATGGAACTGGAAATCCCGTGCCGAGGCCTGGGATGAAGAGCAGGCTCGTCAGCGCCAACGCAATGACATGGAGACGCGCGAAGAGTGGCGTAGCCGGCGCAAGAAGCTGCTGCAGGGGGCGTTCAACAAGCTCGTCAATGCGGTCAATGAGTTGGACCCCAGTCGGTTCATCAACGTGCATTGCCCGGAATGTGGGAAGCAATATAGAGTAGATATTGGGCCATCGCTGGGTGAAGTTGGCAAGGTGCTCAAGACGATCAACGACGAGTTACGCCAGGAGTTTGGGGGAGGCGATGCAGACCGCGATCAGGGGACAGGCCCGCGTGTGGTGATTTATATTCCCGACAATGGCCGAGGCGATGGTGATAGTCCAGCCGAGAGGCGCATGAGCGATGGCTGAGAGCATTGTGGTTGGTCCCCAGCCAGGCCCGCAGCAAATGGCCCTGGCCAGTAGTGCCGATATCTGTTTCTATGGTGGCGCGGCCGGCGGGGGCAAAACGTATGCGCTGCTGTTGGAGCCACTACGTCACATTCTCAAGCCGCGGTTGACCAGCGTGATCTTTCGGCGTACCAGTCCCCAGATTCGCAATCACGGCGGATTGTGGGACGAGAGTACAGAGATCTATCCTCTGCTTGGTGCGACCTCCAAGGAAACTACACTGGAATGGACGTTTCCCTCCGGCGCACGTATGCAGTTTGCACACATGCAATACGAGGAAGATAAACGCAACTGGCAAGGTGCACAGGTGGCCTACATCGGTTTCGATGAATTGACCCATTTTACAGAGGGCCAGTTCTGGTACATGCTCTCGCGCAATCGCAGCATGTGCGGAGTGCGGCCCTATATGCGCGCAGGGTTTAACCCAGACCCCGATAGTTGGGTTGCTAAGTTGATTGAGTGGTGGATTGACCAAGAAACAGGCTTCCCGATCAAGGCGCGCGCCGGCGTACTGCGTTGGTTTGTGCGTGTAGCCGGCGAGATACAATGGTCTAATACGAAAGCCGACCTCGAGCAACGTTATCCCAAGATACCTCCCAAGAGCCTGACCTTCATTCCCGCCTCGGTACACGACAACCCCAAAATGCTGGACAAAGACCCAGGGTACATCGCCAACCTAGAGGCCCTGCCCCTGGTGGACAGAGCACGCCTTCTGGAGGGCAACTGGAAGATTCGCCTCGAAGGGGGCAAACTCTTCAACCGTGCCTGGTTTGAGATCGTGGATGCAGTGCCGGCCAGGGGACACGAATGTCGTTTCTGGGATCTGGCGGCTACCGAAAAAAAGATGAGCGGCAACGATCCTGACTATACCGCCGGAGTCCGTATGCGGGTGGTGGATAGTATCTACTACATACTGGATTGTATCGCTGTACAAGCGGGGCCGACCGAGGTGGATCGCATGCTGCTCAACATTACACGCCAGGATGCTGACGAGGCTATGCGCTCAGGCACACAGTATAGGGTTTCCTGGGAAGAAGAGGGTGGTGCATCTGGGGTGCGCGAAACACACCGCCTCATCAGCATGCTGGCAGGGTTTATTGCACGGGGCGTGAGGCCACGGGGTGATAAAATTGTGCGCGCCAAATCCCTGGCAGCACAGGCCCAGGCCGGCAATGTCAAGTTGGTGCGTGGGGCCTGGAACGATACCTGGCTGCGGCACATGCACGGGCAGCCCGACCTGCCCCATGACGACATCATGGACGCCTCAAGCGGAGCATTCAATGAACTGGCCCTACGGTCAGAGACGAGGGGGGTGGAATGGCTGTGAGGGATCGCCTGCGCGTATGGGCAGCGCGTCAATTACTCAAGGGGGCTGAGGCGGCGTGGGTGCCTCAATGGGTCAACGCGAATTTCGTGACGCCCACATTTCGCCATCTGACTGCCGAAGGGTTCCGGGCTAATTCGGCTGTTTTTGCATGTGTCAGTACACTGGCCTTTGCCTTTCCCGAACCACGTTTGGGGGTGCGCAGGGCCACCGATGGCAAGCCGATATTGGATCATCCCTTGCTCAAACTTTTGTGGCATCCTAACCCCAGCATGGGCCAGGCGGAACTGCTACAGCACACAATCATCTACATGGCCATTGGGGGGAACTGCTACTGGCACAAGGTGCGTTCCAAGAGTAAGCGCGTGGTGGAGCTTTGGCCCTACTCTGACGGGTATATCACGCCCATCAAGGGTAAGGGGTCGTGGGTAGATCATTATGAATACCAGCATGACTCTGGCACGCCACGCCCTATCCCCGTGGAAGACATTATCCATTTTAAGTGGGAACCCGACCCGCTCAATCCTTGGACGGGCTTGTCGCCTATCCTGGGCTGTGCACGCGAAGTGGACACGGACAACGAAGCGGCACGCTATCTGTTTACGCTGCTCAAAAACGATGCCATCCCGCGTTTGGCTATTACGCGCTCGGTGGAAAGCATGGCACTCTCGCCAGAGGAATACAAGCGCCAAAAAGAACAGTGGCGTGACCAGCATGGCGAAGAGAATCGCGGCGGCGTGGCCTTGCTTGAGCCGGGCATGGACATCAAAACGATAAGCCTGGGGCTGCAACAGTTGGGTTTTGAGGCCCTGCGCCGAGTGCCCGAAGCACGTCTGGCCGCAGCCCTGCGCGTGCCGCCGGTGTTGGCAGGGCTAAGCGTCGGGCTGGAAAAGATGACCTATAACAATGTGGGGGGCATGCGCCGGTTTTTCACAGAGGATACTCTGGTTCCTCTCTGGCGTATCGCCGAGGATGGTTTGACGGCCAACTTGTTGCCCGAGTTTAGTGCGACCCGCCAGAGTGCAGCGCGTGTAGCCTTTGATACAGCCAATGTCATGGCTCTGTCTGAGAACGTCGTCGAGAAGCGCAAGTGGGTTGATAACGCCGTCGTGCATGGGTACATGAAAGTCAACGAGGCGCGCGCCCTTCTGGGATTGTCCAATGATGCGGGCCAGGATGTGTACCTGAGACCGGTTACGCAAACTCCCCAAGCAGCAAAGCGATTGGGGTCCAAACGTATCGCTGAGGCTGTCACGGCCTGGGATCGCACGATGGGAGACTATGCCGGCCTTTTGGAGGCCACGCATGGGTAACTGGTTTTGGGATGTGGCCCAGAAACAGTATCGCAGCACCAAGGCGGATCCCCCACTTTCGCACACCGACATGATCCGCTTGCGCAATGAGTTCGCCGAGGCCCAGCAGGAGTATCTACGTGGTTTGACCGATGGCTTGAGCGATGACTCTGAGACAGTGGACGCCTGGAAAGAGAAGATGCGCACCGGCATTAGCGCGGCCTTCCTGGGTGAGTACATGCTGGGACTGGGGGGCCGGCGCAATCTCAATGCCGATGACGAGGCCTGGCTATCGGATAAACTGGATGGGCAGTACGAGTACCTGGACGGCTTTGCCGGTGACATTCTAGATGGGCGCTACACCGACGAGGAAGGCAAACTGAGCACCGCAGCGGTTGCGGCACGAGCAGCGCTGTACGCAGCAGCAGCCATCTGTGCGTTTGAACGTGCCTATGCCAGAACGCACGGTGAATTCGATCTGCCGGCCTGGCCTGGCGACGGCAGTACCCAGTGTTATGGAAACTGTCGATGCTACTGGGAGATCGTGGAGGTCGAGGGTGGCTGGGACTGCTACTGGGAGTTGGGAGAAGCCGAGCATTGCCCAGACTGCCTGGAACGCGCCGACGAGTGGGCCCCCTATCACGTAGATGCTGAGACGTGATATAGACAAGGCCATGGGCGTGCCCTATAATATGGGCAGAGGGTTCGTCTTATGGGCAGTAGTTCCGATGAACTGAAAGAGTTTATGCTGGTCTTGCGCGACGCACTCCTGATGGTCGTGCGCTGGATTGAGCGCCGGTATAACCTGCGGAGGGCGACCGAGTAAAACTTTCGTCCAACAGCATATTGGTTAGGCGTGGGAACGCCACGTTTGGCCCGATTCACCGGTTGGGGTTTGCAGCCTCGACTGGGGAGAATCGGGCTTTTTTGTTTGTCCGCACGGAGGGCACATGGCCAGGTCAGATCAGCCAATGGAATACAAGGCATCGCCGGCAGAGTTCAAGGCGCTGGACGAGGAGGGACGCTACGAAGGTTACTTTGCCATTATCGGCAACCAGGATGATGGCAATGATATCATTGAGCCAGGCTCGTTCACCAAGACGATCCAGGAGCGCAGGGGTCGTGTCAAGGTCTTTTATGGCCATGACTGGTCAAAGCTGATCGCGCCATCGCCTGAAGTGTTACGCGAAGACAGCACAGGGCTATTTGCTGCCGGACGCCTGACGCTGGCCAGCTTCTGGGGGCGCGAGACGTGGGCCTTGATGAAAGACAATGCCCTGAACGAAGGCAGCATTGGCTATGAGGCCATCAAGGCCGAGTACGAAAGTGCCGATGGCAAGCCCCTGGGCGATATCGCCGATGCCTGGTATCGCGCAGATGTGATTCGCCACCTCAAGGAACTGAAACTCTACGAGATTTCCCCTGTGCCCTTGGGCATGAACGCTCTGACCAGCGTGCGCGCGGTCAAGGCCGCCATGTTGGAAGCGATGAAGGCGGCGATCCCGCCCAAAGAAACGCCCAAGGCTGCCGACGACACGGCGTGGGATGCCGAGGCCGTGCTCAAGGAAGTCGAGGGGGCCAAGCAGTTGCGCCTCATTCACGCTTGGGTGGACCCGGACGGTGACCCAGATGTCAAGTCCTCGTACAAACTGCCCCATCATCTAGCCGATGGCAAAGTGGTACTCGCAGGTGTGCAGTCGGCTGGGGCGGCCCTGATGGGCAGTCGTAGTGGAGTGCTGATCCCGGATGCAGACATCGCAGGAGTCAAGCGCCACCTGAAGACGCATTACACCCAATTCGACAAAACCCCGCCGTGGGAAGAAGAGGCCAGCCTGGACACCTACCTGGAGACGCTCCAGGTGGTCACCGTGGCTCTGAAGGAGGGGCGTGTACTGAGCACAGCCTCCAAGCAGAAAGTGATGGGGGCCATCGAGGCTATGCAGTCCGCCACGGACGCCTTGAATGAGTTATTGGCAGCCGCCGAGCCAGCTAAGGGCTACTCGGCACTGTTGTTGGTACAACGTATGCGAGCCGCTGAACTGGCACTCGCGCAGGCAACACGAAACTAGAAGCGGCACATGCCGCGCAGTGAAGGAGCACAACATGGACCCTGAGATCAAGCGATTGTATGACGAGGCCAATGCCCTGCACCTGCAGGCCAAGGCCATCGCAGACGAATTCAAGGGCAAGGACATGCCGGCGGAGAAGATGCAACAGTGGCAGACCTTGCTCGACCAGGTGGACGCCAAGATCGAGGCGGCCAAGTCCAGGGAACGCCAAGTGGAGCAAGAAGCCTTCATGAACGATCCCGCCACGCGCCTGGACGCCAAGATGAACGATGGTGGTCAGGAAACGAAGATCGTCTGGAACGGGCGTGAGTTGGATGCCGGGGAAATCGCTGACTTGAAGATCGGCGCCTTCCCCGCCTTCATCGGTAAGCTGAACGAACCCTATGCTAAGGCGTGGCGCGCCTATATGCGCAAGGGCGCCGGCCTCCTGACGACCGAACAGGTCAAGGCCTTGTCGGTGGGCACCGCGCCGGAAGGCGGCTATCTGGTGCAGGATACGTTCCTGAACCAGTTGATCGTCAAATCGCGCGAGGTAAGCGCAATGCGACGCATCTGCAATGTGTTGCCTCCTGTACCTATGGGTGCAGTCATCGTCCCCACCGAAGACAGCGTGTTCTCCGATGCTGAATGGACGACTGAATTGGCTACGGGCAGTGAGGATACGATAGCCCCAGCCGGCCAGAAGCGTTTGACGCCGCATCCAATGGCCAAACGTGTGAAGGTCTCAAACACCTTTTTCCGCACGCCCGGTTTTGATGTGGAAGGGTATGTGCGAGACCGCCTGGCGTACAAGTTTGGTGGAACGGAGGAAAATGGTTTTGTCAATGGCCTGGGGGTGAATGGTGCCCTGGGTATTCTGAATACCCCCAGTTTGCCAACGCATACCACTGATTCCTCGAACGCTGTGTATGGCAACGACATCATCAACTTTCTCTACAAGTTGCCTGCGGCCTATGCCCAGCGCGCGCGCATCCTTTGTAACCGTGCGTTCGTGCGCAAAGTGCGCCAGATCACCAAGGCCAATGCCGCGACGGCGTTCACGAACTATCTCTGGCAGCCCGGCCTGCAGCCCGGCGTTCCCAACACGATCTTGGACACGCCCTATGAGATTTCGGACCGTTTCGATGATGGCTTGGATACGAGCGACGATTGGGAAGACAACGCCATAGTCGCAGTGGTGGGCGACTTTAGCTACTACTGGATTGTGGATGCGTTGACCATGTCCATCCAGAGGCTGGTGGAACTTTATGCTGTAACCAACCAGACCGGCTACATCGGGCGCAAAGAGGCCGATGGCATGTGTATGTTGGCGGAGGCATTCTGCGCCCTGAAGATCAAGGCGTAATCCGGCGAGTACAAGTCGTTTGTAGGCTTTTCAAGAGGGCGTGATAGACCCTATCGCGCCCTATAGAACAAGGAGAACAACATGATCAAGTCTGTATACCACGACCTCAAGATCACGCCGCAGGTGATCAAGGCGGCAGACAACGAGACCCTCAACGGCGCCGGCGTGGACATGTCCGGGTACGAAGGTGTGGCGTTCGTTGCCTATGCTCTCAAAGGGGAAATCCTGGCCATCACCATGAAGGCACAGCAAGACACGGATGCGGCCTATGGCACAGCAGCTGACTTGCTGGGGACTTCACTTAGCCTGGCAACCACAGTAGGGGCCGATGGGATTGCCCTTTTGGACATCAAGAACCCCACCGAACGCTATGTGCGCCCGGTCATCACCATGCCTGACGCCACCACTGCCAAGTCTTTGGCCGTGATCGCCATCCAGTACAACGGCCGGACTTTGCCCGAAGTGGTGACGCACCTGACAGGGGCCGAATTCCACGTGTCGCCCGCTGAGGGCACGGCGTAAGAGGCTCCTATGACCCTGGTCAGTATCAGCGAAGTCCGTGCACTTGTGCAGACAAGCCGAAACGATGCGCAGATCCAGACGCTCATCGAGCGCGTGGAGGCGGATGTCGTAGCGTATGCGGGAGCACACTATGTAGATACCGAAACTTCGGTCACTGAAGTGTTGGATGGCAGCTTGCGCAATCTCTACTTGCAGCGCCGTGTGGCGAGCATCACCTCTGTGACCGAAGATGACGCGATACTGACCAGTGCGGACTATCGCCTATGGGCCGGCCAAGGGCGCCTCGAACGATTGCCAGTTGGTTCGCGTTGGGGGAGTGTCGTTGAGGTGGCCTATGTTCCCGCCGACGACACGCCACGACGCAAAGAGGTGATCATCGAACTGGTGCGCCTGATGTTGGAGCGCACAGCTATGAAAGCTGAGAACGTGGCTGGCGAGTACAGCTATACGGCTCCCGATTGGGAGACAGAGCGGGCACGGATTCTCCGTCGCCTGACATTCGGAGAGGTGTAGACATGACGCGACAAACGTGGGCAGGCTTGGGGTTGACGATGGCCGCTTTGCTTTTGGCTTTGGTGCTCTTCCTGGGAGGGCCGGCAGGCGTAGCGGCTACGGCAGTCACCCTGACGCCACAAAGCATTGGTGTGACGCCGATCACGCCGACCTATACGACCATCCTGACCGACGGGATCGTATTCGGTAACAGCGGCGCGCAGATTCTGGATTTCAAGAATGGCACAGCCAACACGGTCTATATCACTGTGGAAACTACCTTCGAGATCATGGGCTTTGCCATCCCCGACCTGTATTTCACCATCCCGGCGGGGGGGCAAAAGATGATCGGACAGTTGCCACCGGCTGTGTTCAACAATACCAGCGGTCAAGTGCAGGTGCGCGCGGACGTGTATTCGGGGGTAACGATGGCCCTGTATCGAGTGAAGTAACGATGAGCCTGGATGCGCATCTGATCCATACCTGTACCGTTGAGCGCCCGGTGACCAGTCAGGATGCTTATAACAATACCATACCCCAGTATGAACCATTATACAGTGACTTGCTCTGTCGCCTGGTTGTGAAAATGCAACGCCTGGTAAGCAGTGAGCATGCTGCCGGCCTTGTTATAACTACTTTCACACTGCTGGTTCCCGGCGATACGCAGTTACAGGAACGGGATCGGATCACAGGGATCACGCTGGAAGATGGCTCAAGTGATCCCCGGATTTTCACCGTCAAGGCTCTGTTGCCCAGACACACGCGACACATACATCATCTCAGCGTAGGGCTGGAGGCTATCTCGTGACAGAGACCGTGATCTGGACATGGCGCGGCGAGGAGGTACTCCAGAAGGCCACCATAGCGGCCAGCGGGGGCCTCGCCGAGTTTGGGTTGGAAGCTGAAAAAGCGGCCAAGCAGGAACTATATCCAGGGCATGGCTATCTGACGGGCACATTGCAGCGCTCCACACACGTCGCCACACCAGGGTATTCCTGGTTGAGTGACAACGTAGAGCCAAGTGAATCATCGCCAGAGCGTGGCGGACAGTTGGCAGTGCCGGGTAGGGTGGGGAACAAACTGGCGCTAGAACTGGGCAGTGGAATGCGCTACGCCGTTCCAGTGCATCAAGGACACCATGGGCGCGAAGGGTATCACTGGTTGGTCATTGGGGTCCAGAAGACGGTGTCCAAGATCGCCGCAATCTTGGAGAAGCGCAAGTTATGATTGACCCCATCGAAGCAACCATCGCCTATCTGCGCACCGACACGGCCTTGGGAGTCTTGGTGGCGGATTGTATTGCCGGCAAGCACCACTATGCGGATGAGTGGGCGCAGGGCCAAACGGCGCTCACAGTGCGAGCCGATGGCGGTACTCCTGACGTTTACGCGCCTGAGCACAAGGTGCGGCTGGAGATTATGTGTTACGCCAGCAATGCACCTGCGGCGATGGCCGTTTGGAAGCGCCTGGTGGGGATCAGCCGAAACACGACGCGGGTCATGGTGGGTACGACGCAAGGCAATGCCTTGGTCTACAGTTTTCTGCCCAGCAGCGAGCCCAGTCAGTTATATGACGAAAAGTTGGGCATGGACGTATGCCTGGCCTTTTTTGAGATCATGGTGGCTGAGTAAAGGAGTTGGATATGGAGAGTTATGAACTACTGACGGGCGTGGGGCGCATCTATGTGGCCTCTGTGGGCACAGCCTTCCCAGTCTTGACCGCAGTGCCCAGCGGGTCATGGCGCGACATGGGTGAGACCAGCGGGGGCGTGACAGTCAACTATGGCCAGACCCTGAAAGAAATCGAAGTGGATCAGGAGACAGGGCCGGTGAAAGCGGTGCGCACCAAGGAGGACTTGGAGATCGAGACCAAGTTGGCGATTGGCACACTGGAAAACCTGGCCGACGCGCTGGGAGTCACTGTGACGGACACTCCGCCAGGATCCGGCACTATCGGCACACGCGAGATCTCGCAGTATGCCGGCAGTGTGGTGAACGAATTCGCCTTCCTGTTCCGAGGCTCATCGCCTTACGGCGATTATCCGGCGCAGTACGAACTGCCGCGCGGGTACTTCACGGGCAAGGTGAAATTGGATCACGACGTGGACAAGGGAGTATTGATCCCGGTCACGTTCAAGGCTTTGGTAGACTTGGACGCGGCTACCGACGCTGAGAAATTCGGGCGACTGGTCGCTCAGGATGCAGATGCGCTGTAAGTGAGATGGTTATAAACGGGGGATAGGGAGAGGCCTTATCCCCCTGGGACCAAGGAGAAATTAGTTGAACGAGAAGCGTCAGGGCGTTCTGAATCTGGATGAACTGTTTGGCACAGCTAAACCGGTGCGTGTGGTTTGGGATGGGCGCGAGTATGAACTGCTACGTCCCGAGGGCATCGACCCCCATGCCTATGTGCGCTTTGAGCGTCTGCGCAATCGCCTCACGATCCTGCAAGGTATCCTCCAGAACACCGAGATGCAAGGATCGAACGATGCAGAGACGATTCAGAACGAAGAAAAGTGGGCCAACGCAATCACCGAGGTGGTGGATGCCCTGCTGACCATCGTATGCCCGGCTTTCATGCAGGTGCAACCCTCATTCCAGGTCAAGACCAGGGCATTGCAGTTCTATTTTGAGCAGGTCATGCCAACGACCGAAGACCCAAAAAAAGCGCTTCCCCAGAACCAGACTGGGGCCTGATCTTCCCACGTTTGTCGTTCTGGTATGGCCTGCCGCATGCCGATCTCTGCCACATGCCTTTTGCGACGATCAACGCGTACTTGGACAAGTTGCCTGTCCTACAGGCGGAGTTATGTCTGATGTTAAGTCAGGTGATCAGGCTCCCTCATATGAATAGCCAAGATGCGGAGCAGTTGCTCAAACAGTGGGAAGGCCTTGTCTTTCGATCGGAATGGACCAAAGCACCCGTTCCTCCGGCAGTGTTGAGGATGATAGGCATCGGAGTACGTCATGTCGCCAGTTAGCTTGGGTGAGGCGGTTCTGGTCCTTACAGCGGATCTGGATCGCCTCGACCGGGACTTGGGTAGCGCCCATACACTGACCTCAAGCCATTTGCAGCGCTTCGGCAATGCTTGCACAGGCGCAGGAGCGACGATGAGCCTGGCGCTGACGGCCCCCATCCTGGCCTTCGGTACCCTCATGGCCACGACCACGGGCGACTTTGAATCTCAGATGAACATTCTGAGCACAGCCGCGCGGGGATCAGGCACAGACCTGGAGACTCTGCATAGTGTAGCTTTGCAGATGGGCCAAGACACGACCTTGTTTGGCACGAGCGCGACGACGGCCGCGACGGCCATGACCAATATGTACAAGGCGGGGTTGACCACCAATGAGATCTTCTCAGACTTGCAAGGCTATATGGCCGGCACAACGCCCCTGGTGGGGGCGTTACGCTCAGCCATTGATCTGGCGGCGTCCAGCGAGTTGAACCTGGACGAGGCCAGTGATCTGGTGGCTGTGAGCATGGCCACGTTCGGACTGAACGCGGATGAAAGCGCACGCATCGTCAATTCGCTGGTGCGCACCGCCGACGCTTCGGTTTCCAGCGTGCGTGAACTGGCAGAATCGTTCCGCGTGGCCGGCCCCACTGCAGCAACGTTTGGCTGGTCTCTGGAAGACACCAATACGGCGTTGGCTATCCTCTCTTCGCGTGGCGTTACAGGAGCTGATGCGGGCCAGGCGCTCAAAAGCATGATGACCAACCTCATGCGACCAACGGACGACGTGAAAGAAGCGATGGGGAGGCTGAATGTTACACTCTACGATGCCAACGGGCGCATGCGCTCTTTGCCGGATATCCTGGGGCAGTTGAGCCGCGGCTTTACAGGACTGACCGAGGAGGAGCGCAATACCGACATCCAGACCCTGGCCGGCATGCGTGGGATGCGCGCCATGCAGACCCTGGTGACCGAGGGAGTCCCTGGGTGGAATGCCATGTCGAGCGCCATTGGACGCGCAGCCAGCGCGCAGGAAGTGGCAGCGGCGCGCGCCCAGGGCTTTCAGTTCAACCTGAACCTGCTCAAGGATAGTACCCAGACGCTCATGGTCACGGCCTTCGAGCCGTTCATGCGCAACCATCTGACTCCCTTAGTACAACATCTGCAAGCCATCACCTCTGAATTGATGCGCACCAACCCGCAGTTCTTTGACATGGCCATCAAGATCGCGTTGGTGCTGGCCGCCATCGGGCCGGTGCTGCTTATCATCGGTACACTGGCCACAGTCTTGGGTGCCCTAGCTTCTCCCGTAGGGCTAATCGTACTGGGGATCGCCGCATTGGCCGCAGCCTTTGTCGCCTCACAAGGAGGTATCCTACCGGCCATCCAGCGACTGCGGGAGTTTGGTGAAACTGTCCGCGCTTTCCTACAACCTATCGTGGCCACCTTCAGCGCCTTTTTCATGCGTGAGTTCGGCATCATCAAGGCCTGGGTGGACACCAACATGCCCTTGATTCAGTCCACCATCACTATTGTGTTGAGCGCAGTTCGGGCGGTGTGGGATGCTGTTTGGCCCTACTTATCCCGTGTGATTTTGATAGTTTGGGACAGCATAAAGATCAATATCGAAACGACGATCAACGTCATCCTGGGCATTCTCCGCACGATTATGCTGTTAATCAATGGGGATTGGCAGGGCGCTTGGGAGCAGATCAAGGCAACATCTCTTGCAGCTTTGAATGGTATATGGGCCTTCATCCAGAATATCTTCAATACCATTTTGGGATACTTTGGCACGTCGCTGGAAGACCTTTGGATCCGATTCGTCACCTGGCATAACAACACGAACGATCTGATCACCGGATGGTTCGTTTGGCTCTGGGACACGATCTCGGAGTGGCTAACGTCCGTCTGGGACTCGATCATCGCTTGGTTTCAGAATATCTATGATGATCTCGCCACTTTCATCACGAGCGCCGGGCAAGCCCTGACAACGTTTTGGGATGATGTCCAGACCCTTTTTAACTGGGCTACAGAGCTGATCTGGTCGCTGATCAAGGCGTTTTTTGAGCTGATAACCGGGGCTTGGTTGTCCTTCCTGGATGTTATCCTGCAACTCTTTGGCACGAATCTGCAAGAAATCCACGATGCCCTTTGGCCTTGGGTCGAGGCTCTGCAACGGTTTCTGGAAAATACCTGGGACTGGATCAAGCGCACTGTGGCAGCGGCGCTGGCTGCTATCCAGGAGGGGGTTACGCAGTTTCTTGCTGCTGTGGAGAGGTTCGTCACAGAGTCCCTGACGCTTCTCAGTCGCACTTTTGAGACGACCTGGTCAACCATCAAAAACACAGTTCTCAAAATCTGGGACGATACGGCGCTTGCGCTCCGCACTACCTGGACAACGCTGAGCAATTGGTTGACAGAGCAACTGGGAAGCCTTGCGCGTCTGATCAGCAATACCTGGAATGGAATACAAAATACCACTTCGCAGATGTGGGCCTCGATCCGCAACACAATCAATGCTGCTTGGAGTGGCATCCTGGACGTGAGCGGCTCTTGGCTAAGTGGCCTGAGTTCGCAGATGGATTCCTGGTTCAACAACATCAGAAGCAACATCCTGGGGATCTGGCAGGGGCTTCGGGATGGCATAAGCCATATGTTCGATGGAATACACATTTCTACGCCCCATATTTCTGTCCAGTGGCAGGACCTACCTGTACTGGGCCATATCCCATCGGGGGTGTCCGTTGAGTGGTACGCCAAAGGCCTGGATGCCATCATCAATGGGCCGATGCTGATCGGCGTAGGCGAGGCCGGCCCGGAGCGCGTCCAAGTGACTCCGGTGGGCAAGGAAAAGGCCCAGGGCAATGTGACCAATTGGTATCTCACGGCCAACTATCGCACGGTGGAGAGTGAGGTATCGCTACGCGATACAGTGCGCGCACTCCAGATGGTAACGAGGTAGGGCATGGCCAAAGTCACTTTTGCCCTGCGTAACAGTATCGGTGATGAGATCCAAATCATACCCCCTTACTATTATCTGCAAGGGTTGGATGGCATCGGCATGGCTCCCGTGGAATACGCCACGCAGCAAGGCCCTTACCAGGATGGTGAAACTGTAACGCACGCACGCCTCGCAGCACGTACTGTATCGTTGGCTTGCGATATTGTGACTGCCACGCCCGATGCCATCTGGATAGAACGCAAGGCTCTCTTGCGCATGTTTAACTATCCCCAGGTGCCAGTCTATCTGATTGCAACGCTGCTGGATGCTTCACAGCGCCAATTGGATGTGCACTACGCCAGTGAATTGAGTTTGCCCATCGAAGCCGGCGAGGGCAGCGTACACCAAAAAGTAGTGCTGCAATTCAAGGCGTATGACCCATCATGGTATGACCCCACCATGCAGGTGCTATCGTTTGGGCTGGGTGGTGGTGGTGATGCATTCACAGTTCCCATGTCTGTACCACACGGTGTAGGGGCCAGCACTATTGATATGACGCAGGCCATAACCTACGCCGGCACTTGGCTCAGTCATCCCCTGATTCGCATCCGAGGGCCGATTACGGATCTGATCATCCAGAATACCAGCACGGATGAAAAACTCGATTTTACCGGCACGACTATCGCAGATGGGGATTACTATGATATTGACTGCCGCTATGGTCATAAAACGGTAACGGATGCAAGCGGGGTGAGCAAGATCGACAAACTGACCAGCGACTCGGACTTGGCCACATTTCACATTGAGCGTGATCCGGTCGTGGTAGGGGGAATCAACTCAATTCGGGTAGCTGGTTCGAGTGTCAATGATAACACGGCGATTGATCTGTCTTACTATGTGCGTGATCTTGGAATATAGGAGGTAACGTGACCGAGAAATCCTACTGGTGGACCGCAGGCGGCGGCGCCGGGGATGGCTCCGCCACATTCACACGCGTAGATTTGCAGCGCGTAGCGCAGGTGTTGGCGGCATGTTGTGGGTTTGAGGGCGTCGCGCCGGGGTTGCTCAACGAGTTGGTTGGCGCTGTGGGCGGGGCCAATACGGTCAACATAGGCACGGGCGGTGGATTGGTAGACGGGAAACCACACTACAACGACGCCGTTGTGCCCGTCACGATCCCCTCTGCAGTCGGGGCCGGCAACACGCGCATTGACCGAATCGTGCTGCGCGCGGGGTGGACGGCGCAAACAGTGCGCATCACGCGCATCGCGGGTACAGATGCCGCGTCACCAACGGCTCCGGCTATTACGCAGACATCCGGCACAACCTATGACATCATGCTCTACCAGGCGTTGGTCAACACGAGCGGCACAGTCACACTAACTGATGAGCGCGTGTGGGCAGCGGTGACGACCAACGGGATCGCAAATTTGGCCGTTACGGCGGCCAAGATCGCAGCTAACGCCATCACCAATGCTGTGTTCCGCCAGAGCGCAGGGTTGTCGGTCGTCGGTCGGTCAGCCAACTCGACGGGCGATGTGGCCGACATCGCGGCTGCGAATGACGCCGAGGTGTTACGGCGTAGCGGCACAACACTGAGCTTTGGTACGGTGGCGACGGCAGGCATTGCTGATAACGCGGTCACCGCCGCCAAGATAGCGGCAGCTGTAGCAGGCGATGGATTGACGGGCGGGGCCGGTGTGGCGTTGGCCGTGAACCCGGACGGCACAACGCTGGAAATCAACAGCGATGCGGTACGCATCAAAGACCTGGGGATCAGCACGGCCAAGCTCGCGGCCAATGCCGTGAGCAACGCCAAGTTCCGCCAGAGCGCGGGGCTGTCTCTGGTGGGACGTTCCGCCAACAGCACGGGCGACGTGGCGGATATCACGGGTACAGACGGTCAGGTAGCCAGAGTCAGCGGCGCCATACTGGGGTTTGGCACAATCGCAACGGCGGGTCTAGGAGCAAACGTCGTAGATGATACCAAGTTGCGTCAAGGCGGGGCACTGACAGTAATCGGGCGCTCAGCGAACAGCACAGGCAATGTAGCCGACATCGCTGCGGGGAGCGATGGGCATGTCCTCCGGCGTAGCGGGACTGCGTTGGGCTTTGGCACGGTAGCTACAGCGGGCCTGGCCGATGGCATTCTGAGCGCCGATGCCGCCGGACGAGCTAAAATGGCTAGCGATTTCATCCAGACCGCTCACATCCAAGATAGCCAGGTTACAGCAGCCAAGATCGCGGACAGAACGCGGTCATTCCTAGTTGCTCCCACGGGACTGAGCAACAACGCCACGCCGACTGTATTCGGACCCTATGGCCCCACTTTGGCGGATGGCATTCCCTGCCACGTCGGCGGGCATTTTTACCTTCCCGTGGACTATGTGTCAGGGCTTACAATCTCGCCCGTCCTGATAGCGGCCGCATCGGGCAACATTTACGCGGGCCTGGATGTGTATCATGGTGCTGTGGGGGAGAACATCACAAATCATAGCAACACAGTAGCGACCGCTGCCATCGCGATGACGGCGAACCAACTCAAGGTCATCGCGGCCTGTACGCCGACCAATATTGCGGCTGGTGACTATTTCTACTGCTATTTCAACCGGTACGCGGAACATGCCAACGACACGATCAATGACGTGGTGAACCTGATCGGGTTCCTGGTGTCCTATACGGCGGATAGTTAGGAGGTAGTTATGCGTTGGGTTGTCGTTATCCTGTTGGCTATCCTGTTGTGTGGCTGCGCACCGGGCGATGCCAACAATGACGGGTGCGTCAACATCCTCGACTTTTCGATCCTGGCCGCGGCCTACGGCGCGACTTGGGGCGATGCGCACTATAACTGGCGCGCGGATTTCAATTGGGATGGCGTGGTAAACCAGGCCGATTTCCAGATTCTGAGTGATCACTACGGAGAGTGTCGGTAACGTGTCCTCTATCTGGAAGATTCAACTTAGAAACTCAGCAGGGGCATTGGTCGCCCTCATTGATGACTATGCCGGCTTTTCGTTCACGCGTCAGGTCAACTGTGCCGGGGCCTATGCGTTGCAGATGAACGGCAACGACGCCAAGTGTGCGCTGTTTGAGTTGGACAGCCAGATCGAATTCTGGCGCGCGGACGCTGAGGCTGGGATAGACTGGTACTGTGAGTTCGCAGGGTTGAACCGCAGCGATCCGGAGTATTACGTCAACGAGAATGGGGCGCTGATTTTCCAG